GAAGCAAATGAAGGTCTTTTTAGAGCAACTATGAATCTCCCAGAAGCTGCTTTTCATTGTGGGATGACTCAAAAAGAAATGAAAATGACTTTTCTTGAATACTTAAAATATAATAAATCTGATTATGAGCAAACTTAAAACTCCTCTGAGATATGCTGGAGGTAAAACAAGAGCAATATTAAAAATGAGTAAGTATTTTCCAAATCTTGATAACTGTGAGTATTTTTATGAACCTTTTTTGGGTGGTGGAAGTGTTTCAATTTTTATATCTCAAAATTATCCAAACTTAAAAATAAAAGTAAGTGATTTATATAAACCCTTAATAAATTTTTGGAAAGTACTTCAATGTAATGGTAAAGAACTATCATCTAAAATTTTAGATCTTAAACAAAAAAATTCAACACCCGATAAAGCAAAAGTTATTTTTAATGATGCAAAACTTGTTATTAATGATGCTAATCAAAATGATTTTGAAAGAGCAATTGCTTTTTATGTAGTTAATAAGTGTTCTTTTTCTGGACTTACTGAAGCATCAAGTTTTTCTTCGCAAGCATCAGATCATAATTTTACCGAAAGATCTATAGGATTTCTTTCAGAATATTCAAACATTATTAGTAATTGGGAAATATCTTGTACTTCTTATGAAGATGTTTTAAAAAATTGCTTTAATAATTCTTTTATTTATTTGGATCCTCCATACGACATTAAGGATAATCTCTATGGAAAAAATGGAGAAATGCATAAACATTTTGATCACGATAAATTTTCTGAAAATTGTAACTTGTCTGAATTGAATATGATGATTAGTTATAATTCAAATCAATTGGTAAAAAATAGATTTTCTTTAGATAAGTGGAAAGCATATGAATATACTCACACATACACAATGAGATCAGTTGGGGATTACATGAGAAATCAACAAGAAAGAAAGGAACTTTTACTTTTGAATTATGATGTATGAATTGAAAGATTGGTTAAATTCAATCAATAACACAAAAAAAAATTTAATTAATGAAAATCCCTCATCAGAAAAAAATTATCCTCCGTATATTATTAATCGTTGTCTTTCTGGACATATTGATGCAATTATGTTTGCAAATGAAATGAATATGTTTCATTTTTTACCAAAAAAGATGCAATATGATTTCTTTATAAATAGTTTGCGAAAAAGAAAAAGATTTTCTCCTTGGATTCGTCAAGAGTCAATTAAAGATCTTGATTATGTCAAAAAATATTATGGTTATAATAATGAAAAGGCAAAACAAGCTCTGAAAATTCTTACAAAAGAACAACTTAATTTTATTAAATCTAAATTTGATGTCGGAGGACAAAAATGAGTACAATTAAAGAACCTGAAATTAAATGGACACCAGAGCAAATGGTTGAAGTGATTTTAAATGAACCTGATGATTTTCTTAAAGTTCGTGAAACATTAACTAGAATTGGAGTTGCTTCAAGAAAGGAAAAGAAAATATATCAATCCTGTCATATTTTACACAAAAGGGGAAAATACTATCTTGTCCATTTTAAAGAATTATTTGCTTTAGATGGAAAACACGCAAATCTTACACTTAATGACATTCAAAGAAGAAATAGAATCATTCAGTTAATTTCTGATTGGGGTCTTATTAGTGTTGTTTCTCCAGATAAAATTACTGATATAGCTCCATTAAATCAAATAAAAGTATTGTCTTATAAAGAAAAAAATGATTGGGTTTTAGAAACAAAATATAACATTGGAAAAAAAGAAATCCAAAAAGAAAGTTAATAAGTAGAGAATGCCGAACTTTACTAAATTTTATTGATTGATATATAATTAATGATGGATGCCGAAAGGTTCATTATTAATCAAATCTCGCTTACAAAGGAGAAGCAAAATGACTAATCTCACAAGATATTCTCATAGAGAACTTCCTGACCTTATGGATAAAATTGTTCGTAATGGTATTGGAATGGAAGATTATTTTGATCGTTTATTTAATATTCACGAAACAACTTCTAATTATCCTCCATACAATCTTGTACAAGTAAGTAATGTAGAATCTCGTTTAGAAATTGCACTTGCAGGATTCAAAAAGAAAGAAGTCTTTGTCTATACTCAAGACGGAAAACTCTTTGTGGAAGGACAAAAAGAAGACAAAGAAACCGAAACTGACTACTTACATAAAGGTCTTGCTCAACGGTCATTTACACGTACTTGGACACTCTCTGATGAAACGGAAGTTAGATCAGTTGATTTTGAGGATGGGCTTTTGACAATTGTTCTTGGTAAGGTTATTCCAGAAAAACATAAAAGGAAAGATTATCTCTAAATAACTAAGTATCGTCGCCGCAAAGGGGAGAATGGCAAAAACCATTGACTCCCCTCTTTTTATGTCTTATAATATAAGAGGGAAAATATTTATTAAAAATGACGGTAAAACTTATTTTATTAAAGTCTGGTGAAGAAGTAATTTCTGATGTAAAAGAATTTAGAGATTCCGAAGATAATCTTGTTTCTTATCTTTTTAAAGATCCTTATTGTCTAAAAATTAAAAAATCAGAAGTTCTCTTGGAAGAAAAAGAAAATACAAAGCACGAGGTTATTTTCTATAAATGGATATCATTATCAAAAGATGATGATGTCATTGTTGATAAAGATTGGATTGTTGCAATTACAGAACCAATTGATTCTATTAAAAAATCTTATGAGGAAAAAATAAATGGAAGAAACCACAATGTCTATAGACCAGATGATAGAGGAACCGACAATTCAAGTAATTTTATTGACTAATAATAAAATTTTAGTTGGAGAAATTTCTGAAGTTGTTGCAGATATTGGGCAACCTGATTGTAGAATTACAAATCCATATGAAGTATTATCTGTATCTGGATCTGGAAATTATGAAATGAAAAAATGGATAAGAGAATATACTGACGAGAGCGAATTTATGATTATGTCAGATAAAATTCTTACAATTACTGAACCAAGTAAAAATCTTTTAGATGAATATTTGAAATTGATTAAATGAGATTTTATACCAATGTTTATGAAAAATTTAATAAAATATTTGTTAGAGGGTATGAAAATGGAGAGTATTTTTCATTAGAGGAAGAATACTCTCCAACACTTTATGTTCCAACTAAAAAAGAAAGTAAATATAAAACATTGGATGGAAAAAATGTAGAGCCAATAAAACCTGGAAAAATATCAGACTGCAAAGAATTTTTTAAAAAATATGAATTTGTTGATGGATTTCCAATTTATGGTAATGATAACTACAAAGCACAATACATTTCTGAAAAATATCCAGAAGATGAAATAAAATTTGATATTAATAAAATAAGATTAGTTACTATTGATATTGAGGTTGCATCTGAAGGTGGATTTCCTAATGTTTTTGACTGTGCAGAAGAACTCTTAGCTATTACCATTCAGAATTATGCGACAAAAAGAATTGTTTGCTTTGGATCTAGACCATATAACAATACTCGTAAAGATGTTGCATATTATCAATGTTCAGATGAAATTGATTTAATACATAAGTTCCTCTCTTTTTGGGAAGAATATACTCCAGATGTTGTTACTGGATGGAACTGCGAACTTTACGATATACCATATATTGCTGGGAGGATAGAAAGAGTTCTTGGTGAAAAAGAAGCTTATCGTTTGTCTCCTTGGAGAAGCATTTTCAAAAAAGAAATGGTCATAGCTGGAAGAAATCAAATTTCTTATAAAATAGCAGGAATATCTGTGATTGATTATTTGGATTTGTATAAGAAATTTACTTACACAAATCAAGAAAGTTATCGTCTTGATCATATTGCTTTTGTTGAACTTGGAGAGAAAAAACTTGACCACTCTGAATATGAAACATTTAAAGACTTTTATACGCAAAACTGGCAAAAATTTATAGACTATAACATAAAAGACGTAGAGCTTGTAGATAGACTTGAAGATAAAATGAAGTTAATAGAACTTTGTTTTACTATGGCGTATGATGCTAAAGTTAATTATGAAGATGTTTTTTATCAGGTTCGTATGTGGGATTGTATTATTTTTAATTACTTAAAGAAAAAAAATATTGTAATTCCAAAAAAAGATAGGTCCATAAAAAATGATAAGTATGCTGGTGCTTATGTAAAAGAGCCTATACCTGGAAAATATGAGTATGTTGTAAGTTTTGATCTTAATTCTCTATATCCACATTTGATTATGATGTATAATGTCTCTCCAGAAACATTGATGGAAAATAAACATCCATCTGTTTCTGTAGAAAAAATTCTTAACAATCAAATTGATTTTAGTGAATATAAGGAATACGCAGTATGTCCTAATGGGGCAATGTATCGTAAAGATGTTCGTGGATTTCTTCCAGAATTAATGGAAAAGATGTATGGGGAACGTAAAATCTTTAAGAAGAAAATGCTTGAAGCAAAGCAAAAATACGAGAAGACTCCCACCAAAGCACTAGAAAAGGAAATTGCTAGATGTAATAATATTCAGATGGCAAAAAAGATTTCTTTGAATTCTGCTTATGGTGCTATTGGCAATCAATATTTTAGATACTACAAACTTGCAAATGCAGAAGCAATTACATTATCTGGACAAGTATCTATTAGATGGATTGAAAACAAAATGAATGATTATCTAAATAATCTTTTAAAAACAAAAGATGTAGATTATGTCATTGCATCTGACACTGATTCAATTTATCTTAATCTTGGACCTCTTGTTACTAAATTTTTTAGTAATAAATCTGACAATAAAGCAGCAATTGTGGATATACTTGATAAGATCTGCAAAGATAAATTGGAACCGTTTATCGACGCTAGTTATCAGGAACTTGCAGAGTATGTTTCGGCATATGAACAAAAAATGCAAATGAAAAGAGAGAATATTGCTGATAGTGGTATCTGGACTGCAAAGAAGCGTTATATTCTTAATGTGTGGGATAGTGAAGGTGTTAGATATGAAAGTCCCAAACTTAAAATTATGGGTATCGAAGCTGTTAAATCTTCTACTCCAGCACCTTGTCGTAAGATGATTAAAGATGGATTGGAAATTGTAATGAGTAAAACTGAAGATGAAGTAATTTCTTACATAGATAATTGTAGAGCAATTTTTAATAGTCTTTCTCCTGAAGAAATTTCATTTCCCCGTACAGTTTCTGATGTTTCTAAGCATAAATCGTCTTCTACAATTTATGGAAAAGGAACACCAATTCACGCTAGAGGAGCACTTATATATAATTACTTAATTAAACAAAAAAAATTAGACAAGAAGTATGCATCTATACAAAATGGAGAAAAAATTAAGTTTTGTTATTTGAAAGTTCCAAATCCAATAGGTGAAAATGTAATTTCATTTATTCAAGATTTTCCAAAAGAACTTAATCTCGACAAATATATTGATTATGAGTTACAATTTGAAAAAGCATTTCTCGATCCAATGAAAGTTATTTTGGATTCAATTGGTTGGAGAGTGGAAAAAACAATTACTTTGGAGGACTTTTTCGTATAATGGATTTTTTAAAAGATATTGTAAAAGAAATTGGAGGAGATTATACTAAAATCGCATCAGATATCGATGAAACTGAGACTTATGTTGATACAGGTTCGTACATTTTTAATGCATTGGTTTCAGGTAGTATATTTGGTGGTGTATCTGGGAATAAGATTACTGCCATTGCTGGGGAGTCTTCTACTGGCAAAACTTTCTTCTCTCTCGCTGTTGTTAAAAATTTTCTTGATAGTAATCCAGATAGTTACTGTCTATATTTTGATACTGAGGCTGCCATCACTAAATCTCTTTTGGAAAGTCGTGGAGTTGATACATCAAGAATTGTAGTTGTTAATGTAGTTACGATTGAAGAGTTTCGTAGTAAAGCACTAAAAGCAGTTGATATTTATTTAAAGAAACCTGTAGAAGAACGCAAACCCTGTATGTTTGTGTTAGACTCCTTAGGAATGCTTTCTACAGAGAAAGAAATCACTGATGCACTGAACGATAAGCAAGTTCGTGACATGACCAAA